ATGACGGCGTCGGTGAGCGATCAGGAGTCGGGCACCGTGGGGCTCGACTTTCTTCTCGGTCTCCTTGAGTGCGATCCGCCCGAAGTATCCGGGGCCGTGCTCGTCGATGCGCTGCCTGAAGCGGGCCGGCGGCTGATCGACTGCGGCGCCCTTAGACCCATGTCGAATGCCTGTCTCGTGACGTGCCGGGCCTGCGATGCCGACCACCCGTCCGAGGTCAACTTCGACGAGTCCGTTAATGGGTATCGCCACTTCTGTCCCGACGCTGGCTGGGTCGACGTTCCCCCGGACGATCTCAAGCGCTATAGAGCAGACCTCTCCTGGCTGCTGACCGAACTCAGGCGCGAAATTGGGATTCGCGACCATGTGCCAGCCCCATGCCTTGTCGAGCAGGTTCTGTGGGATCTCGGCGAGACGTGGCTTGGCAAGCGCAAGGCCACCATTCTATTCGGACGGCGGCTCGGGCATCTCAACACTCTGGATCGAGTCTGTGATGCGCTCACGAACCGTGTCGGGCGGCCGCCCGGCCTACTGCTGACGTCCAGCAACATGCTTTCTCGCCATGTCGATGTACCGGGCCGTCACCGCATCGTGCCGCTGAAGGACTGCCTCAAACCGGCTTCTACGGGTATCACCATCGATTTCGACATCCTGGTCGGAATTGCGGGTGCGAAACGGCCGCTACATCCGGATCTGCCGATCCAACCCAGTGCTGACTTCAGGGTGATTCGGGTTGGCGATCGAGCATTCCAGTTCCGCGGCGACAAACAGCGTCAGGTGATTGAGTATCTCTACACGCGCTGGCGCGACGGTGAGGGCCGAGTCAGCGTGGCAACGATATTCGAGGATTTGGAGTTCTCGCCCTCTGCCCGTCTCCGCGATCTTTTCAAGGGCCACTCCGGTTGGCGCGACCTGATCGGCTACGGCGATGGGGCATGCTGGCTGAAAATGTAAGGCCGCCGGCAAGCTAGTCGATGTAGGCCGCCTGCGCGCGGCCTTTTTTGTGCCCGCCTAATCTCCTCCCCTTATTCCTCCCCTGCACCCCCCTTGACCCCTCAGTCTCCTGCGCAGGCATTCGGCCAAACGCGAAGGAGACGAACATGTCAGTCAGACATTTGAACCAGATCGAGCTCGCCGCTCGCTGGAACATCAGGCACCGCACGCTCGAGCGCTGGCGCTGGTCGGGGGAAGGCCCCCGTTACATCAAGATTGGCGGCCGCGTCGTCTATCGGCTCGAGGACGTTGAAGAGTTCGAGGCGACCCAGCTTCGCGAGAGCACTGCCGACCGGCCGACGCCGAAGATGGCATGAGGAGGCGGCGATGATCTCCAACACTTTCACCCTCAAGGACCTTCACCGCATGCCGATCGGCGAGATCGCCGCTCTGCCTGCCGATCAGTTGGCGCTGTTGCAGCTAGAGGCGGACGAGGCCCTGCGTGCCGCCAAGGCGACCAGGGACTGGCTCGAGGGCGCCATCGCCCAGCGCTACGCCGATCGCGCCCAGTCCCTGCGCCGGGAGGCCGGCAAGGACACCGGCACCATTCGCTTCGATGACGGTCCGGTGACGGTGGTCGCCGATCTGCCGAAGAAAGTCGATTGGGACCAGACCCAGCTGGCCGCCCTGGCCGAGTGCATCCGCGCCGACGGTGACGATCCCACCGAGTACGTCGACATCGGCTTCAGGGTTCCCGAACGCAAGTTCACCGCCTGGCCCGGCCACATTCGTTCGGCCTTCGAGAGTGCCCGCACCGTGCGGGTCGGCAAACCCTCCTTCCGACTCACCCTGAACAACGAGGTGTCCAAATGACCGCCAAGACCAAGCTGGATAGCTTGCGCGAAGACAATTGCTTCCTCGCCGACGTTCCCGACAGCATCCGCATCCCTGCGCTCGGTGATCGCCAGGAGGAGGTGATCAAACCCATTGAGGCGGCGTCGATCGACGACATTGCGTTTGCTCAGTTGGCGTTGCAAGCGAAGTCCTCCGCCCTTTACGCCGAGATCGACGCGTTGCGCCGCATCTACGACATGGCGCGCAAGAACGGTGCCCTGGGTGCCGACAATGCCCTCGACGCCATGCCGGCGCTCGATCTGCTGGTCGTCGACGAGGCCCATCACGTGGCCGCCGACAGCTATCGGCGGATTATCGACCGAGCCCAGGACCGTAATCCGGATGTTCGGGTATTCGGTGTCACCGCCACGCCCAACCGAGGCGACAAGAAGGGGCTGCGTCCGGTCTTCTCCAACGTGGCCGACCAGATCTCCATCGGCGAGCTGATTGCATCGGGTCATCTCGTGCCGCCGCGCACCTTCGTCATCGACGTCGGCACCCAGGAAGCCCTCAAGAGTGTCCGCAAGACCGTCGACGACTTCGACATGAAAGCGGTCGACGCCATCATGAACCGAGCGCCCATCACCGAGGCGGTGATCCGCCACTGGCGGGAAAAGCCCGGCGACCGCCAAACCGTGATCTTCTGCTCCACCGTCGATCACGCTCGTAACGTCACCGAGGCCTTCGTCGCCGATGGGATCCCAACCGACATGGTCTGGGGCGACATGGGCGAGGCCGATCGCCGGTCCGTCCTGCGGTCCTTCGAAAAGGACGACATCCAGGTCATCGTCAACGTGGCGGTGCTGACCGAGGGCTGGGACCACCAACCGACCAACTGCGTCGTCCTGCTACGCCCCAGTTCTTACAAGTCCACCATGATCCAGATGGTGGGGCGGGGCCTGCGCACCGTCGATCCGGGCGAGTTTCCCAGCGTGGTCAAGACCGACTGCATCGTGCTCGATTTCGGCACCTCGACCCTTTTGCACGGCTGCCTTGAACAGGACGTCAATCTGGACGGCAAGGCCGGCGACGGCGAGGCCTCAACCAAAGATTGCCCGGACTGCACCGCGCAGGTGCCGCTGGCGGTACGCGAGTGTCCCCTTTGCGGCTATCTCTGGGAGTCAGTCGGAGCCGGCGAGAGCGAGGCCACGCCGCTTGCCGACTTCGTCATGTCGGAGATCGATCTTCTAAAGCGTTCCAGTTTCCGCTGGTGTGATCTCTTTGGCGATGACGCAGCGCTGGTCGCCAACGGCTTCAACGCCTGGGGCGGGATATTCTTCCTGCACGGGCGCTGGCATGCCATCGGCGGGGCGAAGGGGCAGCGCTCGCAGCTGTTGGCGGTGGGCGAGCGCACTGTCTGCCTGGCGGCCGCCGACGACTGGCTTAACGAGAATGAGACCGACGAGAGCGCCCACAAGACCCGCTCCTGGCTGAACCAGCCGGCGACGGAGAAGCAGCTCCGCTACCTGCCTGCGAGCTACCGGCAAGACTTCGGCCTCACCCGGTATCAGGCCTCGGCCTTGTTGACCTTCACGTTCAACAAGCAGGCGATCCAGCAGCTGGTGCGGACCTCGGTTTCGAGCGACCGGAGGGCGGCATGATCCATGGCCGCGCTATCCGACACTGCCGCCGCCCGTCTGCGACTGTGGCACCCGCGTGGTGCGCTTTGTGCCGTCTGTCGGCGTCCGGCCCGTGGCTTTGGCTGGTTCGACCCGGTGCGCTCGAAGCGGCCCCGGCAATCGGTCTGGTTTTGCTCGATGGCCTGCCAGGGTTTCTGGTCCGGCTTGGCGAAGCGGGGTTTGGGCATGGTTGACCTGACCGAGCAGGAACAGGCGGCGATCCGGTCGGCCATGAAGATGGTTGCCGAGATCATGGAGGAGATCGGCTGGGAGACCCGGCTGATCGACTTCACCGAGGCCCAGGTGTTCACCCTGATCGAAGTCGCCGTCGGCGGTTTTCAGGACGCCATGTTGGCGACCGCCAAGGGCGAGGATACCGAGATCCCTTTTTGATGTTGGACTTCAATCACTCGGCCAGCTTCGCCGAGAAAATTAAAGCCCTGATCGACGAGGCCCTGGTGGCCGAGAATGCTATGCGGCCGCCCCGCGACTATCTCGGCGGCTCTCGGCTCGGCGTCGCTTGCGATCGTGCCTTGCAGTACGAGTATGCAGGGGCGCCCAAGGACGATGGCGGTGGTTTCGACGGCCAGACGCTACGGATCTTCGCCGCCGGACATGTCTTCGAGGATCTGGCCATCGGCTGGCTGCGTCGGGCCGGGTTCGATCTCTACACCACCAAGGGCAATCGGCCGAATGGCGAGCAGTTCGGGTTCTCGGTTGCCGGCGGCCATATCCGCGGCCATGTGGACGGCATCATCAATGCCGGTCCCGTGTTGCCTGGCTTCCCGGCGCTGTGGGAATGCAAATCGCTGAACTCCAAATCCTGGAAGGACACGGCGAAGCGCGGCGTCGCGATCTCCAAACCTGTCTATGCGGCGCAGATCGCCACATATCAGGCCTATATGGAAGCGACGGTGCCGGCTATCTCGAAGAACCCGGCCTTGTTCACCGCCGTCAACAAGGACACGGCGGAACTTCATCACGAATTGGTGCCCTTTGACGGTGCCTTGGCTCAAGCCGCGAGCGACAAGGCGGTGCGCATCATACAGGCGACCGAGGCGGGAGAACTGCTGCCCCGTATCGCTCAATCCGCCGACTTCCATGAATGCCGCTTTTGCTCCTGGTCCGACCGCTGTTGGAGGAGCGGAGCATGAGCGGTGACGTGGTGAACCTGGACCGTTGGCGTGACTTCAACGATGCCGAGCCGCAGCGCCTTGACGGAACCCGACCGTGGGGTGACGCCGAGAGCACCGAGGACATCAAATCCCGCATGCTCGTGAACATTCGTGGCGTGCTCTCCTATCTGCTGCCGGGTGGCGTGTTTCAGGGCACCAAATTCCTGGTCGGCGACGTTCACGGCAATCGCGGTGACAGCCTGACGGTAGAGCTCGCCGGTCCCAAGGCCGGCATGTGGCACGACTTCGCCACCAAGGAGGGCGGTGACATCATCGGCCTGTGGGCGGCTGTCACCGGGCGGGACACTCGGACCGAATTCCCCGCCATCATGGACGACGTCCGCGAATGGCTGGACGGCCGCAGTCGCACCCTGCACGACGACCGGGCGGCCCAGTCCAAGATCCCGCCCACCGACGACCTGGGACCGGTCACCGCGAAGTGGGACTATCTGGACGAGGATGGCCGGCTCATCGCCTGTGTGTATCGCTACGATCCGCCCGGCGGAAAGCAGTTCCGGCCCTGGGATGTGCAGAACCGAAAGATGAAGGCGCCCGACCCCCGGCCGCTCTACAACCGGCCGGGGGTCAAGTTGGCGTCCGAAGTGATTCTGGTCGAGGGCGAGAAGGCCGCGCAGGCTCTTATCGATCAGGAGCTCTGCGCTACTACGGCCATGAACGGCGCCTCGGCACCGGTCGAGAAGACCGACTGGTCGCCGCTCAAGGGCAAGCGCGTGGTGATCTGGCCGGACAAGGACGAACCCGGTTGGCGGTACGCCATGACCGCAGCACAGGCGGTGCTGGGTGTCGGAGCGACTTCCGTATCCGTGCTCCTTCCCCCCGACAGCAAGCCGGATAAATGGGATGCAGCGGATGCGGTGGCCGAGGGCATGAACGTCACCAACTTCATCGCGACCTGCGAACGCCAGTACATTCGGTCCAAAAAGGCGACGCTGAATCTTTCCGATTGGAATGCCGGTCGTTATGCCGGCGATGCGCCCGAACAGCATTTTCTGGTCGAGGGCTCATTGCCTCTAGGTGTCGTTTCGATCCTCGCCGCCATGGGCGACACCGGGAAGGGCATGATGACCCTCGACCTTGCCCTGTCGGTGGCCACCGGCAAAGCCCGTTCCGTCTCGGTCAGCCCGGAACCCATGGCCTTCGGCGGCTCGGTGCGGGAATTCGGCACCGCAGTCATCTTCACCGCCGAGGACGAACAGGGCGAGGTCCATCGTCGTTTGCAGCGGCTCGATCCCGAGGAACTGCGGCTTGAACGGCCTGAGCGGCTGATTGTCGTGCCTCTGCCCAATGCGGGTGGACCGATCCCGCTGGTGGTGTCCGGCAAGGACGGTCCCGAGATCACGCCCCAGTTCCGCATGGTGCGCGACCAGATCATGAGACTACGCGATCTCAAGCTGGTGGTGTTCGATCCGCTGGCCTCGTTCATCCATGCCGACGTCACCTCCGATCCGGCGGCGGGCAGTTTCGCCACCGGCTTGCTCGCGACCCTGGCGACGGAGACCGGCGCGGCGGTGATCGTCGCCCACCATATGCGCAAGCCGCAGGGCAACCGTCCGATCTCGACGGTCGAACAGGCCCGCGACGCCGTGCGCGGCACCAGCGCCATCGTCGACGGAGTGCGCCTGGTCTACGCGTTGTGGCCGGCGCCCGAGGAACACCAGGGCTTCGTCTTCAAGGCGCTCGAAGAGCCCTTCGCCCGCAACGCGGTGTTTCAGGGCGCGGTGGTCAAGGCCAACGGACCAGCGGACCGGACCATTCGCACTTTTCTCCGAGCACCCACCGGTCTTCTCGTCGACGTGACACCGCGCCTGCGTGAAAGTCGTCTCCCCGAACAGGATCTTATCGACACTCTGGTGGCAGCCATCGCGCGTGCGGCCGAGAACGGCCATCCCTATACCCACACCGGCGGATCCGGTGTCTATCAGCAACGACACCGATTGCCGTCTGCGTTCCACGAGATGGGCCGTAAGCGCCTCCAGGACATGGTCCAGGACCTGCTCAACAGACGTCCGCCGGCGCTGGTCAAGGGCATGGCCTCGGGTTCAAAGGAGGACAAGTGGCTGGACGTCCCGACGGGGCCGTTTGCCCGCGGCGTGGGGCAGTTCGTGCATGGCGCCGACGAGGCGGAGGATTGATGCCCATGGCCGCTCTGTTTCCAGCGTTTCCAGCCTTTGCTTTCCAAACCGGGAAGAGGAGGTCCGGGTTGCCAATTGCCACGTTGCCATTTGGCAATTGCCAAAAAACGGATCCCTGGCAATCACCCCAACCCATTGAATTCAAACGAGAATCGATCTTGCGCCTCGTTGCCATTGCCAAGCGTTGCCAAACAGGAAAAAGCCGAATGATTTCAACGATTTCCACGTTTCCACCTCCCCTAAAGGGGAGGAGTGTGCCTGGCAACACACACTCCTCCCACCGGCGATTGGCAGGGCCATTGCCAAGGCTCCGTTTCCAAACCCCGCCGATGACCAAAACCGATGTGCTGGAGACCCACGATGACTGAAACCGCACCGATCGAACCAATCACGAAATCAGGGGAAAACCTTCTCGTGGTCCTCGCCCTTGATCTCGGAACCCGATCCGGATGGGCATTTCGTGGGCGCGACGGGCAGATCGCCAGTGGCACGGTCGAGTTCAAAAATGACCGCTGGCAGGGCGGCGGCATGCGCCTCCTGCGCTTCAAACGCTGGCTCACCGAGCTCAAACAGGCAGCCGGCGCCTTGGATGCTGTGTTCATCGAGGAAGTCCGCCGTCATGCCGGCGTCGATGCGGCCCATGCCTATGGCGGCTTCCTCGCCCACATCACCGCCTGGTGCGAGCATCACGCCATACCCCACGAGGCCGTGCCGGTGGGAACCATAAAGCGGCACGTTACCGGCAAGGGTAATGCGAGCAAGGAGGCCGTGATTGCCGCGGTTCGGGAGCTCGGCTTCGACCCCGTGGATGACAACGAGGCCGATGCGCTGGCCATCTTGGATTGGGCGCTGGTCAACCGGATCGGGAGTGCGGGTCAATGAACGGGGAGGTGATGCTGAAGCAGGCGGCCGCCGTCGTCGCCAATCGTCGCGAAAGCTACGGCGACCCTGCCGCATCCATGACGGCCATCGCCAGGCGTTGGTCGATCACCCTCGGTCAACCGATCACGCCGGCACAGGTGGCCCTTTGCCTGATCGATCTGAAGCTCGCCCGCCTGGCCTTCGATCCCAACCATCTCGACAGCATGATCGACATCGCCGGCTACGCCGCCGTGCTTCGGGAGGTGCAGTCATGACCAGCGACAAATGGACACCCAGCATCGTCGAGGAACGTATGGCCGAGGCTGCGTCTGTGCTCAAGCGTTTGCCCGAGCCCCGAGTGCAGGGCTACTTCAACATGTGGCCGGAGATCATCCACAGCTTTGGTGACAAGGTGGGACAGGAACCGAAGCCGATGCGGATCCTTCCGTCCCCACAGGCCATCAGCCGGATGGAAGAGACGCTCACTTGGACCGTCGGCCTCGAGCCCATCGACGGTAAGATCGTCTGGATGCGGGCCTTCGGCGAGAGATGGAAAACGATCTGCTGGACGGTCGGTCTTGAGCGCTCAGCGGCGCATCAGCACTGGCTTTACGGGTTGTGCTTGATCTCGCTCCGCCTCAACCGGCGTCGGTTCAACCGAAACCTGTCGAAATGGAAAGTGATCGCGCTGGCTCAAGCGGCGCAGCGGTGAGTGGCCGCGGGTAAGGTGTGCCGCGGACACTTTTCTCCGAGACGAAAGTCCCTGAAACAGCCTAGTTTTGAACCACCCTCGGGGGAGGCGCGCGCGTCGCGGTTCTTATCCCACGCTACCGAAAGATCACGGGTCCTTCCTGGCGCCAATCGTATGCGGGCGGGCGTGGCGCGATAGATCGCTAGCGACAGGCCGGATTCTTTGGGAAGCCACCAGGAGTCCAGTCCCGCGCGCCTGGTCCCCGAAACCCCGACGAACTAAAGACTTCCGCACCGGCGCCATTGGTTGCCGCTGGACCCCACACGGAGTCCACCGCGGTATCCGGACATCCACCCGACTATCCATCTTCGGATACCCATGACCCTCAGCTTCGCTCCCGAAGCGATCGAGACCTGGCCGCTCGACCGCTTGCGCCCCTATGCGCGCAACGCCAAGACACGCGGTCCGGACCAGGTGGCGAAGATCGCCGCCAGCATGGCGGAGTTCGGCTGGACCGTGCCAGTGCTGGTCTCGAGCGATGGTGAGGTGATTGCCGGCCACGGTCGCATCCTGGCGGCGACACAACTCGGACTGTCGGATGCGCCGGTGATCGTGCTCGATCACCTGGGCGAAGCGCAGCGACGGGCTTACCGCATCGCCGACAACAAACTGACCGAGCTCGGGGAGTGGAACGACGCGTTCCTCTCGGAAGAGCTGAAGGGCTTAGCCGAGGACGAGTTCGATCTCTCGCTGATTGGCTTCGGTGAGGCGGAGCTGAGTGCGCTGCTTGATGGAATCGAAGAGGACGACTCTGCCGCCCGAGAGGGCGAGGACGAGATCCCCGACGCCCCGGAGGATCCCGTCGCCCGACCGGGCGATCTCTGGATCCTGGGCAATCATCGACTGCTCTGCGGCGACGCGACGGTGGCGACCGATGTCGAGCGGTTGCTCGGGACTGTGAAGCCGCTGTTGATGGTGACGGATCCGCCCTATGGCGTGGACTACGATCCGGCCTGGCGGAACAAGGCAGGCGCTGCCGCCACCAAACGCACCGGCAAGGTGCTGAACGACGATCGCGCCGACTGGCGTGAGGCCTGGACGCTGTTCCCGGGCGACGTCGCCTATGTCTGGCACGGTGCGCTACATGCGGCAGTCGTCGCCGAGAGTCTCGAAGCCGCGGGTTTCAACGTTCGATCCCAGATCATCTGGGCCAAGGATCGCCTGGTTCTGAGCCGCGGCGATTACCACTGGCAACACGAGCCCTGCTGGTATGCCGTCAAGAAGACCGGTAAGGGACATTGGGCCGGCGATCGCCAGCAGACGACGCTCTGGCAGATTGCGCATCGCGATCAGGACGCCGAGACGGTGCATGGCACGCAGAAGCCGGTCGAATGTATGCGACGCCCGATCCTGAACAACTCGAGCCCAGGCCAGGCTGTCTACGAGCCTTTCATGGGCTCGGGCACAACGCTGATCGCGGCCGAGACTACTGGCCGCGTCTGTCTCGGGATCGAGTTGAACCCGGCCTATGTCGATGTCGCCGTCGATCGCTGGCAGCAGTTCACCGGCGAGCCTGCAGTGCTCGATGGCGAGGATCGGACGTTCGACGATCTGCGAGGGACCCGGCCAACGGCATGAAGCAATCTCGCATGATGTCGCTGGTCGAGGCGGTGACGAATGTCATCGTCGGCTATGGTGTCGCCGTCATGGCGCAGATCGTGGTGTTTCCCTTCTTCGGGCTGCACGCAACTCTGGCCGACAATCTGGACGCCTCGAAAAACCTCGCTGATTTGTCGCTGATCTGATTCAATCACTGCTGATGATCGCGGGAGGCGACGATGATCCACGAGCCTGGATTTTTTGACCTTGATTACCGTTACGAGCAGCTCAGCCAGTCGGGCGATCCACTGGAACGGTTGTCGGAAGTCGTGAACTTCGAAGCGTTCCGCTAT